TGAAGAGTATGGATGTATCTACACTGTTTGTACTGAAGGTGAATTATTTTATGCACCTATTCACAATGATGGTAAAATAGATTTTGATGAGTTTAATATGGTAGATTTTTGGGAATCTGATATTGATGTTGAAGAATTGGAAAAAATTCAATCTATTTTGATTGATATGATGAAGTGTGCTGGACTTTATTTTAAAGAAGCATCTTTTGTGTGATATAATTATAGGTGTAGTATTCAAAACACCTATGTCATTTGAAAGTATTGTTGAATGTAGTATTCCACTAAACGTACAAGAAATTGGTGTTATTCTTGCAGCACTTCAACTTCTTGAACACGATGATGAGAATCATATTGCAAAAGCATATGGTAGTGCTCCTTCTCTCTATAATAGATTGAAGGAAATTTATGATCAAATGGATCACTCAAACCTTGAACCTCAACATGACCCAATCTGCGAACCTTCCTTCTGAATACACAACCTGGATTGATAATATGAGAACTCCAGTTACTCCTGCTACTAATCCTGAATTGTGGTATCAGTGGTATGAAATTGTAAAGGAAGATGCACCAGAAGTAGTAGATACCTTTATTGAAAATACTGCCGCAAAAATGGAACTAACTGTTGATTATTTTATGCAGGAATTTCTTTAAAATTTACTTGACTAATCTCTACCATTCTGTTAGTATTAACAAGGAAAAACAAAAGGGGCAATGAAGCATCTTTATTTGGTTGATTATTGGGTTCCATTTCCATCCTCTGAATATGGTGGAATAGTTACCGTAGTTGCAGAAAATGACAATGAATGTCATGATATCTTATTGAATTGGCGTTCTGATATAGAAAGTCGATATGACTCAAATATCATTTCACAAGTAAAACGAGCACCAAAATTCAGTCTTCTTGATGAAGAATCATCCCGCGTTATAGAAGCATTTATCACTTAAACTATGAAACAATATAAAATTCTTGAACTCACAACGCAAGGGTGGACTCTTGCTAATGATAACTATGTAAAACTATCTAAAGAAAAATGTAAGTTTTATCTAGAAAAACTTATGGCAGAAGGACAAAACCCCGATGCACTCAAAGTTATTATTGACAATGACTGAACTTCCCTCAGACTTTCCTCATGAAGCACCTAAAGGATATTCATACTATGCCAAGGAATTCAAGCGAAATGTGGTTTCTATTTGGCTTTTGCATCACACAACTTACTCTTATAGTAGTGATCCTGTTAGCACAATCTGGGGATTCTGTAAAACAAAAACAACAAAGAGAAGCACTACACACACTTACCATGCCCCCATCAACTCAAATAAGATAGGTAAGGAAGTAAGTATTAGCGACACTCGTCCTTATACCGCGATGCAACTCAATTTGAATCCTTTGGAGGCAGCATTTGTATGAGTTATATACCCAGAATTGATGATTATGTTATATGGAATAGGATGGGACATATCCTTAAAGGATGGGTATATTTTCTTGATGAGAAATATATTACAATTGAAATAGGTATTAAACCAAAACCAAATTGTGAATATACGAAAGTTGAAAGGCATAAGTATATTCATACACTTCTACTTTGCTATCCTTGGCAGTGGAAGGAACTGGAATATGTTTATACAAGAAAAAATAAATATGGTAAAACTTTGGAAGATATGGAAGTATTCATTAGGGAGTTTTAGTGACGATAAAACAAAACCTTATGATAATTACGTTGCTATCATACGCACCAGTATTTTTGTTAGTTACATGGTCACTAATACTTTTATTATATTCGGAGTAATTCGACACTGGAATCCTGTTATAAATTATAGTGTATGTAATTCATTAGTTATGGAAAAAAAATGAGCCGTTACCGTAGAGATTTATTTCCAGTTTCAATATTTCATGGATCTGTTGATCAAAATAATGATTTAAAAAAAATATTAATGCCACTCATTAATAGAACAAAAAATCATGATGACGTATTAGAACCTCCATCTGGGTGGTCAACAAACAATTTAAAAACTTCATTCAGCAGTGAAAAAGTTAATAAGTATGTTTTTGGTAATGGTGATAATGAAATAGAAAATAAAATTAAAAGTCAATATATTAAGACCCTTGATGGGTTTTTTGATAAAAACTGGCAAATAGATCTTTCTGAAATTTGGTTTAATTATTATGAGAATGGAGAATGGCAAGAAGCACATCGTCATATTTCAAGTGGATTAGGTCAAGCAACACATTTTGCATGTGTTCATTTTTTGTCATTTGATCCTGAAAATCATATGCCTCTACGATTACTTGATCCATTAAGCCTACATAGGGCATTGGGTTTTGAATTTGATTCTGTTAGAGTATCAGAAAAGATTGATTTAATAACTCGTGAAGGTGATTTAGTCATGTTTCCATCATGGTTAGAGCACGAAGTACTACCTGGAAAATCAACACCAGGAAATCCAAGAATAACAGTTGCATTTAATGTTACCGTAGAATCATATGGTGACGAACAAGATGGAGATGATGATGAATAGTCAAGTTAGCGTTTTAAATGATTTCTTAAATAAAGAATCCCAACAATCCATAATTGATTATTGCAGAGAATGTAATTATCATTATGGTGAAAGAGATGATTCAGAAGATGGTCCAGTAACTGGAATGGTAAGTGATATTGAAACTAATTCCGAAGTTTATAATTTCTTTAAAAAAGCAATAGAACAGGCAGTTCCAAACATTGAGATGATGGAACTATATCGAATGTATATAAATTGTTTTGCTCCTGGAGAAAATCCATATTTCCATACTGATGGTGAAGACGGAATTACTTTTTTATATTATCCTTCTGATCTTGAATATAAGTGGCACCCTGATAATGGCGGAGAAACTCAATTTTATATTGATGGATCAATTTATGGAGTAACACCAGAACCTAATCGTCTTGTTATGTTTGATTCTGAACTTTTGCATAGAGCAACTGCATTTAGAGACGGGCATCGATTTACTGTTGCCATTAAATATGAAGAACCGCATAAATAACATCAAGGAATTGTGATTTAACAATAAATTAAATGGCCGTTAATGCAACTCATAGTTCATTTTTCAATGGAACCAATCCAATATCTTTTAGATCCTTACAAACGACGTTTGGTGGATCAGCGAACAACGTAAAATTATCCACATATAAAAGAGATACTAGTTTAAATAACGCTAATCCAACAGTACCGGATGCGACAGAAAATGCTAACATTAATACTACAAATTTCAATCTAAATTTATCTGCTTATAGGGGATCAATTAAGGAGTATATTCTCCAACAAACAGGTACGGATGTAAATTTAACATTTGAGCAGGATGCATATAGTGCTTCTTCACATCATTGGAACAGTAATCTGAATAAAAATGTTATTAAAAAATTTCAGGTATTTGGAACAGTTGGTGGTAACAGCACCACTACTCCGGCGCTTAAATTTGTTGGATCAGCATATAACTTAAGTCTTGATGTAAATGGTGGAATTTTTGGAAAAAGAGGTACTGGTGGTACTAATGGTAATCCTGGTGGAACGGCATTTAAATATTTTTCCAATGCTAGTACATCATTTAATACTGCAAATTTCCATGCAAGAATAAAAGGGCCCGTTTATGGTGGCGGAGGTGGTGGAGGAAAGGGTAGATCTGGAAATTCTAACAATGCTAATTGTTATTTTTCATCAGAGAACGAAACAACCTCTAATGCCCGTAAGCAAAGTTCAAACACTGTATGTGCATCTACAAGGTGCCCTAGTAATGCAACTTCGCGTGGTATTAGCGGTAATTTGGGTAGCACTGGCAGTTGTTCTTTGCGTGGTTCTATAGGATCCGAAAGAGACAGAAGAAGAAGGAGAAGAGGCGGATGGGACGGTTGGGGTCGTGATAATCGAAATAGGGATAGAAGAGATGTAAAGGGAAGGGGATGTCATGGTAGAGCAAGAGCAAATGATTGCTGGAATGATGCAAATAAAGGTTGCCAGTATAATCACAATTATAATATATCTGCAAATGGTGGCAATGGAGGTAATGGTGGCAATGGGTACGGTTTCTCAGGATCTAACGTAGTTGGTGCCAATTCTGGAAATTCTGGAAATTCTGGGAACACTACTAATTGTAGTCGTGGTGGTAGTGGTAGCACTACAGGAAATAGTGGTACTTCCGGAGGTTCTGGTGGCGGACCAGGTAGATCTGGTGGTAGTGGTTCAAATAGTGGTGGAAATGCCGGACATTCAATCAAGGGTAGGAGAATTTCATTTAATGGCAATTCCTACATTAAGGGACCATTGAAAGATTTGTAATAATATGTGGTATAATAAAGGTATATAAATTAAATTGTAAGCACACATGTAATTCAAACTCATATGAAATTTAATGATTTAAGAGATAAAGAATTGAGTAGTAAAATACTTAGCATTTGTGGTTATCTTGCCCGAGGTGATATAAACAATACTGATATTGATGAGTGGGGTGCATCCGGTACTGAGATTGCAAAACGTTTATCAAAGTGTATTGTTTGTGAACATTATGGTTACCGTACAAATGATGGTGTTGGACCCGAATGTCATTATAATGAAAAGGCACTTCATGAATTAGTTGTTTCTGCATGGGGGACATGTCCTGATAAAAGATGGGGAGTTGATGAAGAAACGGTAAAACGATTTTTTTATAATGAGGTAATTGATGTATTAGAGAGAGAAACTGGCGAGGTAAAATTTGAAGATGATGATGTAGAGGAGGAATCCGAATAATGGTATTAAATTTGTCACTTGATCGGGACAATGATGCTAATAATGATGAAGGAGATCACAATATTTCCGGAATGTATGAAGATTTTATTGGATTCTATCCAAAGGCTCTTCCTGATCAATTTTGTAAGGAGATTGTTGAAGCCTTTGATTACCATCATTTTGCGGGTGGTATGGGTATTTGGCAAGAGGATGATCAATTCCGTACTGCAAATGCCGGACGTTTTGATTGGGCAATGGATCTGGAACATTTTGCTCCCAGAATGTATAATGGTGATCATCCTGCCAGAGTATTAAATGAGGTACTTTTTGCAAGTTTGAATAATTACATTCATACATTTGGGCATTTAAAGGAAAGTGTATTTTCAAGTACGGCACAAAAGGTACAGAAAACACCGGCAGGTGGTGGATATCATGTATGGCACGATGAGAATGGTGACATACACAACAGTTCGCGAAAGATGGTATGGATGGTATATTTGAATGATAATTATGAGGGTGGAGAGACTGAATTTTTATATTATAAGAAAAGAGTACAACCAGAGCAAGGAAAACTAATTATCTGGCCAGCAGGTCTTACTCATTGTCATAGGGGAGGACTTGTAACTTCTGGTTGTAAGTATGTTGTTACGGGATGGTTCAATGTCGCAGAAAGATCAGAACAATAACTTACCATCTACAGGTGAGATGGGTAAGAACCTTGCGGATTTATTACTCAAGGTTGCCAAGGATAGTATTGTTGGTAATCCAATTCTTGTCTCTGAAGATGAACAACAGAGAAGAATGGATATATGTAGAGCATGTGATAAATTCATGGCTCGCTCTATTCGCTGCAAAGAATGTGGTTGCTATTTAAATCATAAGACACAGTTCGTTGTTTCAGAATGCCCAATTGAAAAGTGGTAAGACGAGGTGTTAGCGCCTATCAGCATAAAACCAATAATAACCTTTCCATGTATATTTGTGAGGGTTTTTGAGAGATTTCGATAGACCAGTACCTATGGATTTATTTGTATGGTTACGAATTGCCTCTCTTGTACTTTCATAGATTGGAGTCTCTTCCCAAGTCTTCCTATGAACTCCATATACTCTTTTCTTATTCGATTTGTTACCAATAAGTTTCCACCTATATCCATAGGCACTCCAACCATTACGGGATGCCGATAGTATATTGTGCCCGTATCTGGAATTATTTGCAACATCTTTTGCCGCACTACTTGCTGATTCCCATATCTTTTCCTCACCTGTTTCTATATTAATACCCAATACTTTAATACGGGAAGTAATACCACTACCCCTATTCTTTGATATGTGAAATCCCCAATCCTTCTTCTTTTCTATTATTACTACCGGTTCTTCTTTCTCTTCAATAACTTCTATTTCAATAGTTCTATTATACTCACAGTTATATCTTTCTATCCAATAGGTTTCTTTCTCATCTAATATTGATTGATCACATTCATCTATTTGTTTAATGGAGAATATATGATTACCATACTTCCTCATTGCACAATGTAGTGGTTTATTACTCATCATCATTGCTTCTTTGATGTGTTGTTGCCACTCTTTATTCAATGCCTGAATGGTTTGCCCAACATACTTGTGTCCATTGTCTTTGTTGATTATCAAGTAGATTGATCCTGTTATCATTTAACTATGTTATGCTATATTATATCTATGTTTTGCACTCTTTTACCATGTTATGCTTATGTTATGTGAAATGTTGAATTAAATATTATGGTTGAAAATAAATGACTTTTAAAACTTCTATAAATATCTGGTTGTTTTGAGTAAAGATCCTTTTATACTTGTAAATGCCTGAGTGTTATGTAAGTTAAGCGAGCGTAGCATGAGACGCGGAGTTTGTCAACCCACGGGGCGCGAAATTTCCCACGAGATTAGAAGATCTTATAGGCACTACGAGAATTCTAGGCGAGATCCGTATGTCCATATTGTAACATATCTCGACTAGATACATATATACTATCATGAATCTCGACGAGAACATAGGTGCGACAAGGAGGTTGCAATCTCGACGAGAACATAGTATAATCATAAGGCAAACCATCAAATCTCGACGAGCTCATGTACGAAGATTACGATCTAGGTTACACATATAGTAATGATCAAGCATATGATCTCGACGAGACATATGATATGTGGGCACAATCATATACATCTACATCATATGATGATACAGATGATGATTATGCACGAGATAATGACACATATGAAGCACTTGCATATCGTCATTATGCATGATATAATAACACATATGCACTAGACCCATGTACGCATCCACGAAACGCACAGTCTGTGTCACTCTAGATGTAGAGTGTTATGATGATCTAGATCTTAAGAATATCAATTGGATTGACATCTTAGGACTGGAAGGTGATGAGAACGTTAATGTTAACATCAAAGAGATGGCAGATATGTATTGATATGCCACTTTGTAGATTGGCACACTCAAAAAAAGAATAATTTAAATGTGTTAGTGTTTAACTAGCACATTTTTTATGTTTAATATTATATCTTGTGCCAGTTCGTGAAGTGGACACTAGATCTCCAATCGGGTTGAAAATCGTGTATTGTTTGTTTGTGGGTTGAGAATTCTCTACACTAACTCCCCACGAAGTTTTTAACAATGAACAACACAATTCTCGCAATCTTGTACACTTTGAACATTCTGGCATTCGTGACAGAAATCGCAGTTAAATCTGCAGTTCATATCATCACCTTCACAATCGTGGTGGTGTTAATGACAAAAGAGTTCGTTACGGTTGTTTATAACAATCGCCGTGAAATACTTGAGAAGATTGACAATATCAGAAATAGCGTTGGATATCACTTTGTGTATGCCAATTGACGTAGTGGCACAAGGGTGGTTGATCTACCCTCGAAATCGTGTATTGTAGTTTCAGTTGAGAAATCCACTTCCAAAAATGATTAACAACGACACACTTGAGATGTTATCAGCACGGGAACAATTAATGGAGGACATTGATGCTATTATAACATCACAATATTTGAATGATAAAATTGATGAAGATGATATGGAAGATTTAATCGTGATGTTATGTGATGCCGTCTG